CAAAGAGCGCACAGCTTGAGGCGACCGTAGATATAGGCCCGGGATTTCTTGACCTCGCCCACCAGCTGGTCGGCCGTGAAGCCGTGCTGCAGCATGAGCAACTGGTAGCCCTCCGCCTCTTCCATCGGGTGAGGGTCTTCGCGCTGCAGGTTCTCGAGGATGCGGATCTTGGCAGCGTCCAGGTCGCTGAGGTTGCGGCACAGCGCCGGAATGTGGGTCTTGCCGGCGATTTTCGATGCGCGGAACCGGCGCTCGCCGGCGACGATCTCGAACTCCTGCGGGGCTTCTTCAGTCGGCTGCACCGGACGGATCAGGATGGCCTGGGCGACGCCCATCGTCTTGATGCTTTCCGCCAGCTCCTGTAGCGCCTGCTCATTGAAGCGCTTGCGGTTGTCCGGCGAGGCGCGCATCTTGGCGATTTCGTAGTGGCCATAGATGCCCTCATCGAGGGCGTGCAGCGCTTGAGCGTTGGCGTTCGCCTGGTCGTGCGCGGAAAGCGGTGGAGGAAGGTTCATGCGTGCTCCAGATTGGAAGGTTGAGGTTTCTTGGCCGGGCCAGCCTTGCCGGCGTCGAGGGTATAAAAGCCGAGATCGAATTCGGCGTGCCTGATGCGGATGTGAACCATCCACGCGGTAAAGCCACGCTTTGGCTGATGAGGTGCACGGACAGGGTCAGATACCTGATAGCCACGCGAGCGCATCAGCTGCAACACACGGGGAAGGTGAAGACGTTTGCCGTCTTCCGACACCTCGGCGGGTGTGCAGACGTGTGCACTGCAGAAGCGATTCAGGGCTTCTCGATCGCGCGCTTCTTCAAGCGCGCGGTGCAGTTCGCCAGTGCCGAGCGGAGCGGCATGATGGGCGGCGCTTTTCACGACGTACGCCTTGGCATAACGGTGATGCTGCAGGGGGCGTCACCGACGCGCGCCGCAGCATGCTCACCGGCTTCCCCGGCAGATTGCGCCAGGGCGGTGTACTGGGTAAGGCAGCCCGGGGTGCGGACTGTGACATGAAAAATGCGCATTCCTTTGCTCCGTGTATATGGCACGGAGATAACTATACACGAATGGATAGCTAAGGCAATACGCGAATGAATAAATATGTCGGAGCTCTGTACGCGAGGGAGTGATGCGTATAGGGTGGACGAAAAAAAGCCCCGCATGCGGGGCTATGTGTTGCATAAGTGCGACCTGTCAGCGTCGCTAGAACGGCAGAGGATCTTCCTCTCGTACCGGGGATATATTCAAGTCAACCTCGAACAGCCTTAGGTTTTCGAGCTGGATGAGTGCTAACAGTCTATGAGTTTGAAACGGGGCGTAAGCCCGGAATCCGTTGAGCTCTACCGATACAAGCATCACTGGATGCCTGGGGAAGTAAGGTTTCAACCGCTCTAGGATTTGATCGCCGGCGCCGGCCAACGTGTACGCAGATTCGACCAGGATAACCATGATCGGGGAACCGTAGGGTTCAATCTCCGCCGCATGCACCTTCATATAAAGTCGACTTGCATACGGACTACTCGGCCGATGATCTCAGTTCCTTCCTCAACTGGTCGGCGACTGTATGCCGGCGCGCGGTTATCGGACGCGAGATGCCAAGCGCCACCTTCACGCTCCAAGCGTTTCACCACCGGCTTCTGGTGGTGGTTCACCGCAAACAGATCACCGTCGAGCGGCTGCCGATCGGCGGTGTTGACGATCACGACGTCGCCTTCGCGCATCGTAGGATACATGCTTTCGCCCTTGACCTTCAGCGCGACCAGCTTGGTTGGATCTAAGCGTTTTGCCTGAACCCAGTCCAGGGGCAGGCTTAGTGCAATTCCATCGTCGTATTCAAAGTCACCATCGATTCCATCTACACCTGCATGTATTACCCGGCTAAGCATCCGTATCCCTACAAACTTGCCACTGTCGTTCTCGTCGACGCTCACCCGAATTGTTTCGGCCGCGGTTTCGTCGTTCTCCTTTCGTGTTTCACGAGCCATAGGGCCTAGGCCCTCGTACAGCCACTGGAATGAAACACCGCATGCGTCAGCGAGGCGAGAGATAGTGTGCGCTTCCGGCCCCTTTTTTCCGGTGCCCTTCAATATTCGATTGATTGTCGGCTGAGGGATCTCGGACAAACGCGCAAGCGCGTTCTGCGACGGTATCCCGGCCGCTTTCATCGCTTCGTCAAGTCTTTCCGCAATAGTCATTCGAGGACTATACGCGCGCGTATAAACGCATTGCAAGGAGCTATTCATTTAAGTATTGCGCACCTATCCATTCGTGTATAGACTAGGGGTCATGGACAAAAACCCTTCGACCCTTCTCAGGGAAATCAAGCAGGCGACTGGTTGGAGCGAAACGCGGTTGGCGTTCGAGCTCAAAACCTCTCAGCCTACCGTCAACCGTATTCTCAATGGGCAGCCGAGATGCATGAGCACGACGATGACCGCGATAGAAAAGCTCTACGAGGGTAGGTGCGCGGCAATTGCGAGCGCAGGTAACGCCACGTAGGCGCCGGCCGCGCTTCATTCTTCGCTTTAGTACTGGATTGTTGGCAATGAATGCCGATGGCTTCGTACGCCCTAAAAGTTTCCATCGAGCAATTTCCAATAGTAATTGTTTTGGTGTGGCAATAGTAGGGTGCCTGTTGATAGATGGGCAACCACAAGAAAAGGGGTTCACTGTGGACATCAAAAAATCGTACTTGGCCATGATCAAGGCCTTTCCTGGCGGATGGGATGCGATCGCGGGCGCTCTCGGCATGAGCCGCGATGCGATCGAAAACCGCATCTACGAACGGAAGGGGCAGGGCGTCTTGGTCGAGACCGCGCTGCAGATGCAGAAGTTTTCCGGAACCACTCATTTTGCCGAGGCGGTTGCGGCCGTCAGCGGCGGCACTTTCGTCAAGCTGCCAGAAACGGAGGTCGAAAACGCCGACCTCATGCGCAAGTTCAACGATCTGTATGCCGAGCTGGGCCGCTTCTCGAGCGACTTCAACCAGGCTATCGAAGATGACGAGATTAACCGCCGTGAGGAAGCCTTGTTGCGCGACGGCGCCGATCGAGTGCACAAGGTGCTCGGCGAGCTGCTCGCGTTGAGCCTGCGCGTGTACGGCACTCCGAACACCAGCGCGGACGGGGCCGGGCAAGGATGAGCAACGTTGGTCAGGTAGTGGCACATATGGCCGAGCATGGGCTCCCACCGCTGCCAGCGAACCATCCGATCCTGGATGGCAAGTACAAGCGGTTCGGGCCCGAGAAAAAGGCATGGTACATCCTGCGCGAGATGAAGCTCGGTTCCGGCCGCATCGTGGTGACGGGCGCGTTCGGCTTCTTCCAGGGGGAGAACCGTAACACCGTCCCGGTAACGGTCGATATCGAGCAGCTTTCCGAGACCGAAAGGGCCGAGTATGCGCGCCAGCAGCGCGCAGTAGCGAAGGCCGAGGAAGAGAAGCGCAGCAACGACGCCAGGCTGGCGGCGAACCGCGCGCGCGACCAGTGGAGCAAGGCTGCCGGGATTCCGGTCATTCACCCGTACCTCGAGCGCAAGCAGGTCCCCGCTGAAGGGCTGCGCGTCGGGCGCGACGGCAAGCTGCTGATCCCCCTCGTGCGGGATGGCCAGCTGCTCGGCCTGCAGAAGATCGACGCCGCGGGCGAGAAAAAGCTGAACAAGGACATGGACGCGATCGGCGTCATGCACGTCCTGGGCCAGCCCGAGGGCGCGCCCCTTATTGCCCTGGGCGAGGGTTACGCGACATGTGCCAGCGCACGTCTGGCGCTCGCGCCTGGCTACGATTTGCCGGTGGTTGTCGCCCTCAACGCCGGCAACCTGATTCATGTGGCCAAGGCGCTGCGGCAGCGCTATCCGGATGCGCACCTGCTGCTGCTGGCCGACGACGACTATTTGCTGGTCGAGCGGTACGTCGAGCGCCTGCAGGATGAATTCAAGGTCTCCGCCCAGGTGCCGATCGACGGCGCCACGCATCGCGTCACGGCGGATGATGGCGACCAGGTCGACGTGACGGCCTGGTGGCGTACCGATGCCCAAGGCATCAGGTACATCGAGGCCGACTTCCGGAAGGGCCGTGTCATTCGCACGCCTACGTTCAAGAACGCGGGCATCGCCAGCTGCCATGCTGCGGCGGCCGCCGTCGGTAACGCCTCCGTGTCGGTGCCGCTGTTCGCGGTCGACCGGGCCGGGCGCAAGCTCACGGATTACAACGACCTGCATATCGAGGAGGGGCTGGAATTGGTAGCGGCACAGCTTCGTCTTTCCATCCTCGCTGCGGAGCAGCGCAATACTTCTCCCCCCGCCCCTCCCGCGCAAGCGTCCGAGGCCGTGCCGCAGTCGCGGCCCATCCTCCCCTTCGCTGCGCAGCAGCGCAATACCGGTTCTCCCGCCCCCTCTCCAGCGGAGGCAGCGCCGGAGGAGGGTGATGCGCTCTACGACCAGGCCGTCGAGGTCGTGCTAGCACATCAACGCGCATCGATTTCGCTTGTTCAGCGCCACCTGCGAGTGGGCTATAACCGCGCAGCGCGCCTTCTTGAGCAGATGGAGGCCAGAGGGGTCGTCTCGCCAATGCATTCAAACGGTAATCGGGACATCCTGACTACGGGGTCCCCCCCTCCCCCTGGTGCGGAGCAGCCGCGCGCGAGCGCGACAGAAGAGACGCCGACGGAAATCGCGGCGCGATTTGACGCGGAAGCGGAGGGCAGCAGCACGGTGCCTCCGGCGGCGGCGCCTGGCGTCCGCTCCGCGCAGGGGGGAGGGGGGAAGGAAGACGAGGCGGGGAAGAAGGACAAGCCGAAAAAGGTCTACGGCCAGGCGCACTGGGACGCCGTCGACGACGTGCTCGAGAACTTTGTCCTGATTTACGGTGAAGACCTGGTGTGGGACTGCCGGCAACGCATGCTGATGAAGGTCTCGGCCATGCGCATGATTGTGGCCAACAACGATGTGATGAAGTTCTGGTCGGGCGACGCGCGCAAGTGGGTCCTGAAGAAGAACATCGTGTTCGACCCGACCGAAACGCCCAGTCCGGCCGACAGCGGCCCGACCGCGACGGTCAACCTGTTCAGCGGCTGGAAGATGAAGCCGAAGAAAGGCAACTGCATGCAGATCCGCGTGCTGCTGTCGCACCTGTGCGACGGCAACGAGGATCTCGAGACGTGGATCCTGCGCTGGCTGGCTTACCCGCTGCGCCACCCGGGCGCGAAGATGGAGACCTCGATCATCATGCACGGCGACGAGGGCTCGGGTAAGAACTTCTTCTTCGAGAAGGTGGTCAAGGCCATCTATGGCGAGTACGGCTATGTCATCGGCAACGCGCAGCTGGAGTCGAACTTCAACGACTGGGCCTCGATGAAGCTGTTCATGGTGGCCGACGAGGTGGTCACGCGGGCCGAGCTCAAGCAGATGAAGGGCAAGCTCAAGTACCTAGTGGCCGGCGATACGGTCATCGTCAACCCGAAGGGACTGCCGGAGCACAGCGAGGCGAACCAGATGAATTTCGTCTTCCTGTCGAACGAACTGCAGCCGCTGGCCCTGGACAAGACCGACCGGCGCTACCTGGTCGTGTGGACCCCGCCGGCACTCGGCGCGGACTTCTACAAGGGCGTGTGGAAGGAGATCGAGGCCGGCGGCATCGAGGCCTTTTACCACTACCTGCTGTACGAACTCGATATGGGCGACTTCAACGAGCATACGAAGCCGCTGTACAACGAGGCGAAGGACAACCTCATCGAGAAGAGCCTGGCGCCGGCCGAGCGCTTCTACCGCGAGTGGTCGCGCGGGCTACTGCCGCTGCCCTACATCACCTGTGGCGTCAAGCAGTTGTACGAGGCTTTCCAGGTGTGGTGCAACCGGTCTGGCGAATCGAAGTACACCTCGGAGACCATCTTCAGCCCAACCGTCGAGCGCTACGCCGGCCCGGCGCTGCACAAGAAGCCCATCTTGTACGAGTACGGCGAGAAGGTGAAACAGCGCACAGTATTCCTGATTGGCGATCACCCGCCAGGCAAGACCTTACGTGAATGGGCTGAGTCCGGGAGTGCTTTGTTCGAGAAGGATTTGGAGGCCTACAGGCATCGTGGCAAGTCTTCTATGGACGGTTAACCGTCCACATGGAATGCAACTGTCAACAGGCGTAAGTGTTTGAACAATAAGGAAATGTTGAGGGTGTTGAGGGTATTGGCGGTTTTTTGAGGCTCCATGCGCGTGCGCGCGTGAGGCGAAAGGCGAGCCGAGAGAAGGGGAGTCGAAATAAATCCTCTCCAATTTTAATTTAACCCTCAATAGTCTTAATAGTCTTAATAAATATCAAGGAATCAAAGAGTTAGAAGTGTTGAGGGTATGTTGGGGATGTTGAGGGTTTGTCATAAAGAAACATAACAGGCGAGAGTGGCGAAAATGGAACAACGACAGCAGAGCATTTTTGATAGCGCGGGGCAGGCGGTCCACGTTGCCCTGATGGTGATGGGGCAGGAGGCGTCGCAGGGGACGCCATTCAGGGCCGCCCTGATGCGGGTGATGGAGCAGGTAACCCTGGAGACAGCGCAGCAACGGCACTGGCTTGACCAGCTGCGCGGCGATCGCGCGGGCACGGTGAACTTCAGCGGCCTGAGCATGCTCGACGTGCGTGCCCAGTGCGCACTGATAGCCGAGGCGATCCGGACCAGGTTGCCCGAGATCGAGATGTGGGCCCTGCAGGCCAAGTATGGGCGCACGGACTTCGAGGATGTGGATGGTGAACGCCGGTTCGCCTTCTCGGCCGAGCGCATCGCAGCGATTCAGGGGCTGTCGAAGTGGATGGCGCCGATGTTCTCGCGCATCAAGCCGCTGGCACTAGACTGCATGCTGGGCCGGATGCTTGCCAACCACAAGAGGGTCGACATCAGCGCACGTGACCTGGCTGCACAGTTCGGGGGATGCCACAAGAAGTACATCCGCGCGTCGTTCAAGATGAAGAATCAATTGCGCATCCTGGAAGACCAGGCCATCGCACGCCTCGAGCCGTACTTCGCGCAACATGACCTAGTCCACTCTCCGGACGCGGAAGCAGGTAGCGTTGTTTTTCCAGAGGGGCATTGATTTT